TTATACTAATGTAACTATTTGTAATTGTAAGTATGGGAGTAGATAATGAAATTAGAAGTATTAAGAATAAGCTCACAAGATGACTCAACATCTGGAATTTTATTTGATGTTGTTAATGGTAAAAGGAAATTCCTTTGCTATACATTAGAAGATGAACAACGTGATGTAAAAGTCTGGGGTGAAACAAGAATACCTGCTGGTGAATACAAACTTTCACTAAGAAAAGAAGGTGGATTCCATAGTAGATATCAAGCTAAATATGGTGATATGCATAAAGGTATGATACATGTTAATGACGTACCAGGATTTGAATATATCTTATGGCATACGGGTAATACTGACGAGAATACTGCAGGTTGTTTGCTCTTAGGAGACTCTCAAACAAGTAACTTAGTACAAAAAGACGGTTTTGTAGGCTCTAGTGTTAATGCATATAAGAAAGTTTATCCTTATGTAGCTGCTGCTATACAACAAGGTGATGTATATGTGACATATATAGACCACGATGGTACTGTTAATAGTAATGACATAGAAGCTGTTAATACTAATGACACAGAGATAATGGAAAAGCTAGAAGAAATCAGTGGAGAGATACAAGTATTAACAAATAAAGTTGATAATGACGGTAAATGGTTTAGCTAATGGCTTCAAAGCAAGAGAAGCTAAATGAAATTAAAAAGTTTCTAGTATCTGAAAGTGGTAAAAATTTAACTTGGACTAAAGTAGGTGGAAAAAAAGTTTACGAAGGTCAGCAAAGTATAGTTTATACAACAGTTAAAAAAATAGGTTTAAATAATCTAACTGATTCACAAATAAATAAATTTTATGATTATGTAATAGGCAGTAAGTTATATCCAAAAGATATATTAGAGACATCAGAAAAAGCAGCAGCAGCTTCTCCTTCAGGAGAAGGAACATTAGCGGGTGCTTTAAGAGATGCAGGTATTGATGATATTTTTGAAACATCAGATATAGTAGAAACAATAGATGACACACCGTCTTGGTTAGTAGGTGTAGAAGTTGAACAAATTAATCAGAAAAAAACTGCTATTAATGTAGAAGATTTAAATGAACATGTTCAAAAGTATTTAAAAAATACAAGACAAGATTTAAATAAATTAGGTAGTACTGAAGTAATTAAATTATCTGAAAAAAAACCTAATAAAAAAGTGAAACAAAAACCACTTCAATTTTTAAATGACCCATTATCACATAGCGTATCTATAGATACATTAGAGACAGAACTTAAACATAGTATTTTAGATATAGAAGAAGCTAAACATAAACTTGCTACTGGTCATAATATTACTAAAGGAACAAGAGTTGCATTAACTGAAACTATTATGGATTTAGGTAAAAATATTGCTTTACTACAAGAAGGTTTAAAAGATATATATTACGAAACAAATGTAGAAATTCTTAAAAAGAATATATTTACAGAAATAAAAGGTAAATATTTTTTAACAGATAATAAAAATAAAATAGAAGTCAGTGAAGAAGTTATTAATCAAATAGCTGAAAGACAAGATAATGTTATTTCTGATTTAGATTTAATGAAAAGAAATGTAGTATCAGCTACTGTAACTGAAACTAATTCTGTTAATGCAGCAAAAGTTGCATCACAAGAAATGAATGTTGGAGACCAATTAATAAGTTCTTTTAATGTACGTCTTAGTACTAATACTGATGAAAAAAATAAAGACTTTCTAGACAATATAAGAGAACAAAGAGAAGCTTTATTAAAGTCAGGTGAAACACTTGAAGGTGGTAAAGCATATATGACAAGTGAGATTGCATCAAATACAATAATAGATTTAGGAGACTTAGGAGAGCTTGAAGTTTTTGGTTCAGGTAGAAATGAACCTGGTGGTAGGACTGCTGAGATAGGTATTATATCTGAAATAGGTGATAGACCAGATATAGAAGAAGTAATTGATTTACATGATGCAAGAACTAAAAATCCAGTATTTCATTTTTCTGGTTCACAACAGGTTCAATGGGGAGAAGATTGGGGCTGGGTTAAGGTTAGTAAAGATGGAACTATAACTCCTGTTGGCTCAGCTTTAGAAGCAACTTCAATTCAAGAAACTATAGATAATTTAAAGAATACTCCAAGAGGAAAAGAAATTGCTACATGGATGGGACTTGATATATATAGTGATAAAGAATATATAAAACAACGTCAAGAATTAGAAGCTAAAAAGAATAAAGATTTTGATTTGACTAAAGCAAGACATAGAGTTAATCAACCTGCAGGAGTAACAGAACCGTTTTCTAAACCTATTAAGCAAGGTCCTATTGTTCATAGTTTCTTACATTCTCTTGATTATACACATAGTGAATTAGGAGAAGCATTTAAATTATCTGAAGATAAAACTACTATTCAATTAACTGATGTAGATGATGTTAAACGAAAAGCTCTTCAAAGAGTAGGAGATAAATTTTTTAAAACTTATGAGTTATTAGTAGCATCTGGAATGAAGTTACCTGTAAAAGAATTGGTTGACCCTAGAGGCGGTAAGCATACTTTAATACCAGCTGTTAGTGAAAGTATATTTAATAGATATTTAATTGGTTTAGATTTTTTAAATAAAGGAAACTTTAAAGGTAAAGACCCTGCTATAAGAATAGGTCCTATTGTACAAGATTTATATAAAAATATATTTGAAGGAGATATACCATTCGAAACAAGCAAAGGTTACTTTGCTGAACTTGGTTGGACAACAGAAGATGTTGTTAAATTATTAGAACAAGATTTATTAAGTATCAATGAAGAATTAATAAATATTAAATCAGGTAAAGCATTCGGACCTTTTGCAACTGCAGAGACTCAATTAAAAAATTTAACTTATGAACAACAAGTTAAGAATGAAATTAAATCACAGAAGATGATGATTGCAACTCAAAGAGGTTGGAGTTCAAAAGAAGCACAATCAGAGATTAAGTTTGATGCTCAAACTGGTAAACAATATTATGAAATATCAACAAGTTTCAAAGGTAAACAAAAAGCATTAGTAGAAAAGTTAGCTAAAAAATCTGGCTATGAATATATATCTAGTGTTCCTAAAGAAGAGAGATTAAAATTAGAAACTGAAGCTGAATCTATTCTAAAAAAAGCTGGAGTTCCTAAAACTAAAAAAGAAAAGGTAGGATTTGGAACTAAAAATATGGAAATATATACAGAGAAAGTTTATATAGAAAGTCCAACTGAACAGAAATTACTTAATAAGTTATCTACAGAAATTGGAATAAATCCAAAATTAGGTATGCTTGCACCTGCTAATTTAGAAAAACTTATAGAACATAAATATTTATTTGAAGGATTACCAAAGACTTCATCTGAATTTTTATTGAGATTAGGTGGTCCTGATATAAATGTTACAGCAGATACATTAAAGAGTAAAAAGAAAATAACAGAAAAATTACAAGCAATGCAAAGAAGTGTATTGTTTGAAGAATATAAATCATATAGAAAAGGATTAGGAGAAACTGATAAGACTCTTAAAGTATTAACTCCTAAAGCATCAGTATCACAATTACAAAAAGCTTTACCTAAAGATACAGTTGATTTATTAATATCAGCTAAAGAATTAGAGTATAATTTACCTAAAGGTTCTTTAAAGAAAAAGAATGTTAAAGATAGCATTGCTACTATAGGTGCATTAGACTTAATAGAAGCAGCTCCTAAAGACATTAACATAGCTGAGGAAGCTGTAAGAGGTGGTTTTTATGACCAACTTAAAGATGCGTTAAAGTTGATAGCAAGGAAAGGTTAGACTATAATGTTAGAGAAATTCAAAAGAGCAAGAAACTCTGATGGTACATTCAAGAAGGATGTGGTGTGGACCCCTTGGAACGAAGCATGGAGTTATAAGATGAGTGAAGACTTGAAAGATATGATTGAGCGAACAGCTTGGACATTCATTGAAGCCTTTATCGGTGCTTTAACTGTTGCCCCATTAGTAGGTGTTGATGCTGAAGTGATTCAGTTAGCAGCTCTTGCTGGCGGTGGTGCTGCATTAGCAGTAGTTAAGACATACGCTAAGAAACAAATTAGTAAGTAGGACTAATGCCTGCACCATATGAAAAATATAATGACTATACCACACATGGTATGCCTGAACGTGAGTTAAAAAAGAGATTAGAACAACATAAGAAAATGGCTAAGTTCGCTAGAGGTCAAGTTATTGCTGCTGAAAAAAGATTGAAAAGGTCTGAAACTGGATTACTTCAAGGTGATGACATATTTAATCGTCATGGAATGTATCAAAGAGATTATCAAGATAGAATACAGCAATTTAATATGTGGGAAGGTGGAAGAACTAAACTTCAAAATGAAAGTAGAAGAAGGTATATACAAAAAAATCTTAACAATCCTAATTATAGGTCAACACCTAAATGGAAGAGAGGAAAATAATAATGGCTAAAAGTAGAAGCCCTAAACATAAACGTAAATCATTAAGAAAAGAAAAACATTATACAGTAGCAGATAGTGTTTCTAAAGGTTATTATGGAAAATATGCATCTAAAGACCAACAAATAAAACATTTTCTAGCTAAACAGAACTTACCTTCAGTATATGTAGACATGTATAAGAAGGTACTTAACTCTCCTACAATGAAAATGAGAAAGCAAATAAAAAAGGATGGTGTATAAAAAAAATGCCTATAACTAAAAAAGGTAAAAAGAAAGCATATAAAACTGGTCGTAAGGGTAGTAAAAGATATTAGAATAGCCCTGAGAGCCTCATATTTGCGTTTTAAGGGGTAGTAATTGCCCGTCTAGTATATCTTATACTAACGTTATATGCGAAAAAAAAAGATGTAAGCTGCTTGTTAAAGCAGCTCTTATCATCTTATAACTTATCAGGATATTTCCAAGTAGATTCAGGCACAAAATAATCATTACCTGTTGTAGGAAACTTCCAATATTTTTGTATCATATGTTTATTTACTTTTTCATCCCCTATATATATCGCATCTGATACATATGTAAAGAAAGTTTTAGTAACTTTATCTTTAACAAATGCTTTAATATAGTTCATTTCTTCAAGAAGTTTAAGTCTTGTAAGCCATTGTAAAGTTTTTACAGTAACTTCTCCACCTCTAACTTTCTTTAGTTTTCTTACCATAATGTTATAGTCTTCTATCTTTTCATTAGGTTTAAACATATATCTATCATTAGCAAATTTAGCTCCTTCTTTAGTTAATATAGATAAATTATGACTAAATTTTATATTGGGTCTTAATTCAGTCTTATTTATATTAAAGGAAACAAATACAGGTTTACCTTTAGGTGTTAATCCAAGAAATCTTCTACCACCAAAGTTATCTACTAACTTCATTATAGTATTTTCAATTAATTTCTTATTTTCTTTTTCCTGTATTATGTCATATATATCTCTAGATTTTACCTGTCTCTGTTCTTTAGTAGCAAAAGCAGGTCCACCTCTTAATTGGTCAATTACCATTATTCCTCTTCATTCTGACTTGACATTTTTTCATAATAAAAATTGTAATCCATTACAAATTTTAGAATTAAATTGTCTACTTTTTCTGTATTAGGTAATGTATTTGTATTACTATTTCCTAAATATCCTATTAATGTTACTGCCCAATTTCTTAAATCCATTGGTGTATTGAATATATTTCCTTTTTCTTTTTTTATTTCGTTCATATTAACCTTTCTTCCAGCAGGCTGAGCTGCTGTTCCAGTGATGCCAACCGTCATTGTATACTAACCATGAAGCTATTGCTGTTGATAACCTTGCATTAAATCTATCACCTTTAATCTTTAACTTAGGTGTTAACCATGCCCAGGTTCTATCATTAAATTGCCATAGTCCTTTATCATAAGTACCATCACGATTTTTACCTACTGCAGTAGCTTTACCCCTACTTTCACAATAGACAATTAGCATTGCTTGTTTGACATCTTCTTGTTTAAAGTACTGTTCAATAGTGGGTTGCCATTGTTGAACGTACATTACTTTTGCTTTTTCTTCTCTACATTGGATGTAATTAGTTATGCTGTCCATACTCACGGGAATGGATAATGCACAACTAATTACTAATCCAATCATTACTTAACAGCTTTTAGATGTCTTTTAGTCATCTTCTTAGCTTGTCTTTTCATTGATTTAGAATCGGATGGTGTTGATACTAAATAATATAAATAATGTCCTTTTTCTTTAGCAGGTAGAGTTACTATATCGTATCCTTCTTTTCTTAAATCATGTAATACACCACCGAATCTTGTACACATTAAATCAAATACAAACTCTCCATTACTAATTGGGTCATTATATCTTTCAGCTTCTAAGACATATCTTATTAACTGACTTTTGCTTTTTATTGTGTTAGGAATTTTCTTTCCTCTGAATGATTTAACTATCATCTTTTCTCCTTCTTATAATAACGCTGTACTTTGTACAACCTAGATTTTTACAGCCAATGACTTGACTGTTATTCTTTTTAAATTGA